ATCTCCTGCTGCAACTTGATTAATAAATGTTTGTGTATCCATTATATTCTCCGTTTATCGCCTATTTAGTAGTGCTGAATATTTCTCTACTTCAGAATCTAGCATTGGTGTCATTGATTCATTCGCAGCACCAGTATTATCTTCTGGTGGATATTGTTGTTCCATTGATTGTTGTTGTGCTTGTGCTTCTTGTGGCATTGTTGGTCCGCCAGTTCCTGCATCAGATTCTTTTTTAATTTGTTCATCAATTGCCAGCATATCTTCATCGGTCTGTTGAAGAATGTTTTTACGAACCCACTCAGCCGAATAATAACGACCAACATATGGGTCAACAATTGACAATGTTTGAACACGACTTTGTAAAAGTTCCGCATCACGCAGTTCTGTGAAGTTATTATCTTTTACATAATCATAATAGATTTGCTCTTTAAATACTTGCCATTCTTCTCTGGTACAAATACCTTTGAGTACCAATTGTTTCTCTAAAGCATGGTCAAAAATCTGTGAGAATTTATTGCGTAAGCGAATAATGAATTTAAGAAATTTAACTTCATCACGGGTAACTTCTGTTGTGCGGCCAAGACCAATCATACCACCTTGTTGTGGTTCTAAACGACTGATAGGCACATTGAGTGATTGTAGAAGTTTGTTTCTGAAATACTTTACATCTTCCAATTCGCCAAGGTTTTGACCTGCTGGTAATGTGGTGATTTCTGTGCCTTTACCACCTTCACGGCGTGGTAACCAGAAATCTTCAAGCATCGACAAATGTTTGCGGTCATCACGCAACTCACCGGTGTTCGCATCGTAAACCATTTTGTTACGATACTTAACCATAATGTCTTTAAGGTACTGTTCTGCTTTACCTCTTGGTAAATTACCTACATCAATATAAAATATACGGCGCTCTGGTGCTCGTGAGAGGCGATAGATAACAACCGCATCTTCAATCATGCGTAACTGATTGAGTGGTTTGATAGCTTTGTGAATATATGAAATGACGAATGTGTTTTTAGCATCCATCAGACCAGAATTCACATTAATAACCGCATCTGGTGCAATACGCAGACCAGAGTTTACAGAAGCACCAAATGTTTGTGTTGTTGTGCCTCGGTCACTATAAACATAATACTCAGCAATTGATTTGATAATGTCAGCGCCAGTTTTTGGGTCACGCTCTTTTTTGATTTCACGGACTTTACGAATCTTGCGTGGGTCAATATATCTTAATTCTTGTATACCAGCTTTTGGATCTTTATCGTCTACAACTACATGATAGTAAATTCTACCGTCAATATACCAACGCTTAAAAAGGTCATCTGAAAGATTACCAAAATTAAGCATACGAAGAATATTATCAAATTCTTCTAATATCTTTTTCTTTACTGCATCTGGTTGTTTCAGTTTATCTAATACGATATTAACTGTTTTACCAGAATCATCATGTGAAATGGCTTCATTGACAATATCATCAATTGCCATTTCTAATTCTGGATGATTTGACATTTCACGATACCGAGTAATCAGTTCCAATTCATTACGAATAGAACCTTCTAGGTCAACATATGTACCGTAATAAGCATTTTGAGTAATTGTGACTGCACCATCATCAAGTGCAGGAGTTGGAAGTGCAAAAGAAGCTTGCTCAGGTTTTTGTACCTGAACAACATCTTTTGAACCTAGGGTGAAGCCGAAGAGCTTAATAGCCATTAATAAATCATCCTATAAAAGTGAAGAAAGGCCGAAGCCTTTCTCCTTACACTACACCGTCTGCTACTGCTTCCCACCATTGATAGGTGAGAGTAACTGAAAACTCCTCAATCGTATCATTTGAACCCCAATCAACATCAATTGCAGTAACATCGCTTGGAAAGAGACCAACAAATTTGTATTTTTTCAGAGAATTACCATTTTTACCATACTGCGTAACATCACCATCAACGGTATAACCAAGTGGTGAAAGTGCAGCTGGGTTACGGACATTCAGATTATGTGAATTAATACCGTTCATCCAACGCTCAAAGGCGTTGCGAATTACGAAATCTTCATCGTTAATAATTGTGATTGTCCAGTCAGCAAATGTTCTGTTACCTACAAACTTAAGCTCACGACCAAAGTATTGAACAGGCACAACACCAAGTGTTGAACCTGGTAGTTGTGCTGTTTTACACATGAATGTTAATTTTTGTTGTGCGTTACCTGGCGCAGAGAAACCAGGGAACGGCATAGAAACTTCAAATAGATTAGGACGGGCGCCGTCCCCTACCATTTGACTTCTAAATTCGTTTACATTAAATGCCATTTAATTTTCTCCCGTTTCTCTATTTAGAATTGTCCTACAACCTCATCAAACGAAACGCCTGTTCTAACTGCAACGAAGTTAAGTTGAATGAAATTGATTGAACGAGCAGGTTTAATATAAATGTCACCAACAAATTCGTTCCGGTCTATAACTTCACCGGTATTATTTGTTTCATCACAAACAACACGGAAGTCTGTAATACCGCGGCGACCTTGGACATCACGCAAGAATGGCTCTACAAGTGCTACAAACTGAGCACGAGTAAACTGGTCATTGAATTCAAACAGAGAGAAGCGAGCCGCACGAGCGATTGCTTTCTCCAGAACAATAAACAGTCGGCGAACATTGATGCGGTCAAACGCAGATGGTTTGCTCAGCATTGTCTTATCACCAAACAGAACCGTACCTTCGCCTTGGAAAGAAACGATTGGGTTGATACCTTTCGTATACAGGTCATCACGATTTGTTTTGGTTGGATTGTAAGCCAATTTAATGACATTCTTTAAAATACCACGATTTAGACCACCTGGTGAGAACCAAGGATCACGCTCGAGGTCTGTTCTAGCGCAGAGACCAGCAACATCACCGTTACACGGTACCCAGCGGTATACATCGTTATATTTGTCGTATTGATATTTCCAATTGCCATCTAATACTGCGTAAGAAGATGAGGTCAGAGTATTACGATAAGCAACTGTAGCAGTTACTTCAGAACCAGGATTGTTTACGCAATCTGCTTTTTCTGGCGACAAGAACACTAAGCAATCTTTACGAGTTGTTGCCATTGAAATTAAGCTAGTGGCGATTGTTGCATCTGCTGGTCCTGAAATAACCAAAGAAATATCTACTGATTCAGCAGGATCAAATGAATCGTAAGCAGTTATCACATTGGCAGTAGAGATTGTACCATCTACGCCGCCTACAAGTGAACGAGTAAGAACAGAAAACAGATTAGCAAAATTTGAAGTGTTAGCAGTAGAACCCCAAGCTGTGCCAGTTGTTACAACATTACCTGTTGCAGAACCTGGTTGTGGGTGATCCATCCAGTAAACATACTGTGATTGTGATCCAATTACATTTTTGTAGTAATTTGAGTTGCCGCTATCATCTTTAGCATCAGAAGCTTTAGACATAAACGGAAAAACTTCGAGAACCGTATTTGCGGTACCAGTAAATTTACCATCTTCGTCAATAACAACTGCGTGAACTTCGTCAAAACCACCACCAACATTAGAAACATAGGTTGAAGTATTTGGTGCAGAAGTAAAGTTATTGTTATAAACCCAGGTGTTAAATGTGTTAGCATCTGCCAAAGAAACTTTAAGAGAGTTGCCTAAAACACCAGCATAACGAGCAGCAAATTCACCGTAAGCGTTTGATGATCCATTAGAAAAACTGTTTGTCCAGCTATCTTCATTTTGAATCAAAACTGCGGCAAGGGTGTTAGCCGTAGCGTTGCGTGTTTGAGCGGTATTAACCGCACGAACAATTTTTAGATTATTTGAGTATGCCAGAAAGTTTGCGGCAGAGAACCAGTATTCATAATTTGTAGAATCTGGCTTGCTGAATGTAGCAGCAAGACGGACTTCATCAGAAATAGTGATGATTTCACCAGCTGGACCCCAGGCGAACGGACCGGCAAATGCGCCAATTGAAGTGGCGACTGATGGGACAACTGTAGTCAGGTCGATTTCTGATACATTTACCCCAGCGGATAATTGAAATGCCATGGATTTCTCCTTATGTTATCGGGTCAAATTCTTTTCAATTTATAGTGTATTTATGTTTTTACAATCTTGACGAAAAATAACCTTTATCAGACCAAACATCACCTGAATCCACAGTCACTTCTTCTTTCCGGCCGTCATCAATAATACCTACAGGGGTTAAATCTTCTTCCGCATACATGTTATTTTCTTGTAACAATATCTTACGAATGTCAATATTTGTAGAATCT